TAAGCTATCTGCTCGTTATACGAGAGCACTTGCAAGGTCAATGGCACATACAAAGCAAGTGAAAGCTGCAAACGTATTGAATAATGCGTTTACTGCTGGAGCAACTGCTGGTGGTGATGGTAAGGCATTACTAGCAACAGATCACCCATTAACAAATGGTGGAACTTTTGCTAACGAGCCAACTGTTGCAGCTGACTTAAATGAAACATCTTTAGAAGATGCTTTGATTAAGATTGCAGGCTTTGTAGATGAGAGAGGTTTAATTATCGCTCTAAGAGGAATGAAGTTAATCATTCCAAGACAACTACAGTTTGTCGCAGAGAGATTACTTAACTCTCAGTTAAGACCTGGAACAGCAGATAATGATGCTAATGCTATTAGAAACATGGGAATGTTACCTAATGGCTATGTCATCAATGATTATTTGACTGATACAGATGCGTTTTTCATTAAGACAGACGCACCTAATGGTCTTAAGCATTTCGAAAGAATGCCAATGGCAACAGCAATGGATCCAGATTTTGATACTGGGAACATGAGATATAAAGCAAGAGAGAGATATTCTTTCGGCTTCTCAGATCCTCGTTCACTATTCGGTTCACCTGGAGCATAAAAAATTTAAATATTTTTTTAGGGCGACTATTTGCAGTCGCCCTTTTTTTATGTATAATAAAACTACCTTGACGAAGAATTAACTTCGACAACAGCCAAGACAAGGAGATATACATGGCTAATACAACATTCTCAGGTCCTATTAGATC